TCTTCACGATATCTATACTCAATATCTTTATTGTATTCGTGACCTAAATTTTTATCTTGACCTGATCGTAAAGCACTATCTACTAAATATCTAATAGAATCATAGTCACCTGCTTTTAATAAATCTACTGAACTTAATAGTGCCTTTTTTAATTGTTGGTTTTTACAGAAGTTACTAAATTCTTCCTCAACATATTTTAAATCATCATCAGATGCTTTATATGCTTCCTTTAGTTGTTCTTTTACAGATATTTGTAAAACCTCATTTTCTAATTTTTTAACCTCTACTTTTAGAACATCCATACTAGGTACAGTATGATATTTTTGATAATATTTGAGAATTTCTTTAATAATCCACTTGTGACCAGTGTTTTCAAAATATTCTTCACTAATAATATCATGGATATTAGTTAAAAATTCTTTATGTGTCAATAAAGAAGATAAAACCTTTATCTGAAAGTGCATCCCATATTGGGATAACGTTTGTAATGTCATAACTAAAATTATTTAAAACTGTTTAATACTTTGAACGTATCTCGAATCCAAAAATCTACATTTTTGATAATACGTCCTAATCCATCTTCATTATAAAATTGCAAGAAATCTTTGGGATTCAAAGCTTGAGTACTAGAATTGGTAAATTCTGATAACATCTCTTTTTCTTGGTCATCTAATAGAGGATTTTTAAGATTCATAAGAATATAATTTTTTTCTAGGTTATCTCTTTCAAAAACAATTCTAGAATAAATAATATGTTCCTTATACTTCTTTTCACTTATTTCAAAAATCTCATCAAGCGTCACAACCCTTTCATATAATTCAGGAAATAATTTAATTAATTTTTTCTCACCTAAACCTTTAATACCAGTAATAACATCTGAGGCATCACCCAATAATGTTTTATATATAATAAAATTTTCCGCTGGTAAATTAAATTTTTCTTTTACTACTTCTGGAGTGTAGAATGCTTTTTCAATTGGCCGATACACTATAACGTTTTCATTAACCAGTTGTATAAAGTCTTTATCCGCAGACACTATATAAACCTTGGAGTCATGTGTCTCAGAAAGGTAACCGCTTAAAAACGCTATTATATCATCCGCCTCTACTTTATCTAAAGATACTATATTAACAGGTAGACATTTTAAGTAATGGATTAGTCTAGATATTTGATCTATTTTTGAGTCATTTTCCTCTTCTAAATTATCAAACGCGTCCCAATTAGTAATACGGGTGATATTTCGATTTGATTTGTATTCGGGGAGAAGGTTCTTCCTGTTTGTGGAAGAACCAATCCCGTCGAATACTATATAAGCAGAGGTAGGTTTAATTTGATTTATTAGTGAACCTAGTGATCTTAAAAAACCACCAAGTCCACCAACATGAATCCCAGACTCATTAACTATACCCATTACAGCGAAATTTCTCAAAAATAGATTTAGACCATCTATCAATAATACTCTACTGTGTTTATTAAAAGTAGGTCCTTCCTTTTCTTCTTGTTTAATTCCATCAAGAAGTTTAAAAATTTCTGAGTTAGCCATTATTAATCTGGTTCTTCTGTAAATGTTGAAAACGGTTCAAACTGATCTTCTTCTTCAATAATATCAAAATCAATTCCACCTAAAATTTTACTCCAGTCTTTAGCATGAGCGTCTTTGTAATTCTTGATATCTTTCTCAGTATCATTAATAAACCCATGAGGTGTCATAATAATTTTACCTCGTGTAGTAATTCCATTAATATGATTTTTATCAATCTGAATATTAGTACGTTTAGCAAATTCTACATGTTTACCATCTTTAATTGCTTTAATTTTAGATGTTCCAGCATTTGAAATATTACCAAATGTAATAACAAATGTAGCATCAAACCACATTGCAAAACCACCTTTATTCATTAGTTTTGGTTGACCCATAGGTACTTCAGCTTTAGCTGTCCATACTTTGTTGATACAAACCAATGTATTAGTATAAGGTGATGATTCTTTCCTAGATAATGTAATTTTCTGATTTACTCCATTACCAAATTGAGTTGACATTGCACCTGCGTTCCACTCATTATTGTTTTTATTAGATTTAATAGACATTTCACAAGGAATAGAACCAATTGAATCCCATAAGAACATTAGATCATAAGGTAAATTTCCTTTCTTCTGTTCATCTAATAGGTCTAAAATAAATGCTGCTACATCCTCAATGGAGTTAAGAGTTTCACGGTCAATATATAAGAAGAAACCACTGTAATTAGAAATTTCTCCTGTTTCCTCGTTAATTTCTTCATTAACTTGCAAACCCATTTGAATAGCATGCTCCCAATTCCATTTCATCTCGGTGATAATGAATACAGGTAAAATGCCTTGTTTTTGGGCGGAAACCGCAGCTTCGATAAGTGCGGTTGTTTTACCTGTATCACTATGACCTCTTAATAAAACAATATGGCCTGTAGGTATTCCTGGTACTGATGTTACTTCTTGAAACGATTTTGAAAGCGGAACCCACTGTTGTTCCTTAAACTTTACATTTGATTTTAACAGTTTTTTCTCTTTGAATTTATCCAAATTAAAGGATGCTTTAATTTCTTCAGAGACAGCAGCCGTTAAAGATTTATTTTTAGTACTTTTAGCCATATGTAAAAATATTAATCTTCATCCTCATCATCAAACAATGAATCGAATTGATCAGCTTTAGATGGTTTGTTTTTAACTTCTAATGAATAATTTTTCTTATTTGATGATTTAGGTGTTTCCCAAGGTGCTACTTCATCTTCCAAATCCTCTTCTTTTTCATCATCAATAATTTCACCTTCTTCAGCTTCTGGAGCTAACCATGCTTGTAAAGCTTGTTTCATTTCATCAAATGAATACTTTTTAAATGTATCAATTGGATTGGATTGTTCTTCTAACAATTTTTTAATCAATGCTTTATCATCAGCTATTGGTGTTTGTTTAGTACGAGGCATAATAGTTGATTTGTTATAAGCTGTACCTGTAACATCAGGTCCTACTGTTGTAACAACAATATCACGACCCTCAGCAATATCTGTAAAGTCACCAACATCTTCATTATCAGCTAAGTTCAAGAAATCCATATACAATTCTTTACCAAACTGCCATAGTTTCACACCTTCATGTTCTTGACCACGAACAATTACTGGAGCAAATACTCTCATTTTTGGTTCCAATTTTTTAGCTAATTTCCAATTTTCTTTGTCATTAGTTTGACGAAGTTGTTTTGCAAATTCAATAATTGGATCTTTATCTCCCCAATTTGAAGGTGAAATCATAGTTTTGTTATCAATACCATAATGGATGTATAATTCAGTAAATGGATTTTTCTTATTGAACTTATTAGGTACAATACGAATCATTTGTTTACCTACTGATGGTTTGTAGAAATTGTTTTTCTTATCACCATTACCACCTTTTCCTTGCTTAGACTGCATGGCACTCAGTCTATTTTTCATTTCATTTAAATCCATAAAATTTATTTTGTTTTATTTATATTATGTAAGATACAAAAAGGCTTGACATGAGCCAAGCCTTATTAAAAAAAGTTTTTTGAAAAATTAAAGTTCAATAACTTTGAATATTTTTGTTTGAAGTTGTTTAAAATCGTTATGTTGGGTTAATAAAATACTATTTCGGTAATGATTCCATTCAATTTTGAATTTTGTATCCACTACACCATTGTTTAGTTGTTTTATTAATTCATTAAGAGCATTGATTGTATATAGTGTATTTGATTCCTTCTTACGATGTACCAATATAGTACTCTCTGGAATAGAAGTAATGTTACCTTGGTCAATGTTATATGTAACTACATATTCATCTGAGCCTTTAACTTGCAGAACGAATAGTTTATTATACATAATACTATATAAACTTGTTATATTATTTACTAAATTATCTATATCTTCAAGCTTAGTAAATGTGCAGAATAGCTTATTATTCAAATCACCTAAATTTAAGGGGTTAAAACTGTCAATGTTGTTCGCCCAATACATATCATAAGGTGGTTCAAAAGTCGTAATTGTTTCCATAACTTATTTTAATTTGTAAATTTAATTTTTCAAAAATCTTTTTAATATCATCCAATAAATCTATATCACTTAAGTCAAAATCAAACAAAAATGAATCATAAGTATACAATACAATTTTTGTATTCTTTTTTCGTAATAGTTTATGAATCTCTAATAATATAATAACATTCTGTGATGTCTCCAAATTTTGTAATAAATAATTAAATAATTTTTGTGGAGACATATTAGGTAAATTATTTTTATAAAACCTATAGTCAGATATAGGACATTCAATGTACCCTACTGTATTGAAGTTATCCCATAAATGATCTATATACTCTTGCACTTTCTGAAAGAAAGGTAAATCTTTATATTCTGAGTATATACCTCCATATAGTTGACGGAATGTAATATGTTTTGCTTCTTTGTAATCAACCCCATACATCTCAGCAAATGACTGGTGAATATCTTTGTCACCAAAATCATATCCTATTATTTTAGCTGCTAATGTTGGGTGGTAAGCTGAAATATCAATCTCACAAAATTTGTCATTCTCTGGTATAAACACCATCCGACCACCACTGTCTTTATTTAAAGCGGCGAAATTAATATTGTTAAAAGTGTTAGATGGTCGCTTAGTTGTTGTGAGTAAGTTATACTGTGTGAATATTTTACCACCAGATATTGAATATTCTTTATTATTAACTTTATAAAATTTATCAAATAATTCTTCATCTATTTTAATTCCATTTTTTTCAATACCAAAAAAAGCTAATGCTGCTTTATCATAAAAATTAGAACCTGTAGCTATGTAATTATATATTTTAGAGTACAAATCCTCACAATATTCATAATGTTTATATACTGGTATTATTTTGTTTATATCTAATTTGTCTGAGTATCTTGAGTAAAAGAAATTATGTGCTTGAGTATTAGGACCTTGCAACTCTGGAATGTTATAAGAAAAATCAAGAATATTTTTTAATGGAAAATAATACAACAGTGTTTTCTTATCTCTAGTACATATATTATCTATACTTTTAAGTAAACGGTTTACTAACGTTATATTAAGGCTTAATGTCTCACTGTGGCTGACGCACAGCATATAACCTTTCTCATCATATAACGGTTTTAAATAAACACAACTAACATGATTTAGACTAGGGTGAACATTATTATTGTAAGGGATAACCTCTACAAATACGTCTGTTAGCTTTTTATTTATTAGTTCTTGTAATTGTTCCTCTGTCTCTATCAACCAGTACATAACCTCTTTATTTACTTATAAAGATAATAAAGAAATTTTAGGAGGCCAAGCTTCTTTTTATTACTTGGTTATTTTGATAGAGATTTCTGATGATGTTGTCTTCAATGGTTTGGTTAATAGGTACTAATTGGGTTGGTGATTCATTAAATACTTTACCTATAGTAGCTCCTAATTTAGGATTGTAATTATAAAAACCTACATAATTATTTCCTTGTATATCTGAAAATTCATTACCATTTGTATATAAGTTATTAGCTAAAGGATATTGATAATATTCTAAATAATTTTTAAAGAATTGAGTTAGTCCTACTAAACCATATTGTTTTTCATATAATTCAACTACATTTTTATTGACTGTTTCAATATCAGTTTTAGCTCCACTTATTTTCCAATATATTTTTATAGGTTGATATAATTGATATAAATAGAATTTAGATTTTCCTTTTAATCCAACATAATCATTTTTATTTATCTCATAGAAAATAGGCTCATTTCGTTTTAATGTATAATATCTAACATACTCACCAACATCATAATCATTATCTGTTGGAAATATAATAGCCTGATCTGGTATTTTTTCAGCTTTATAAACTATCTCACCACCATTAATTAATGAGTTATAGTTAGGTACTTCTGTTTTACTAGAAGTTTCATTGGTATAAAGTGGTGAAGTGGTTGTTAAAATATAATTATCATATTCTGTGTCATCCTTAAAATAGTTTAATATACTATAATTAGGAGCATCAAAACGAACAGCCTCAGTAAAATTAACATTGGAAGTTGATGCTTCTTCTAAAGGTATTATTTCTAGATTAGGACCTAATGACGGGTTAGTGCCAGTATATAACTTACCATTAGAATAAGCCCAATAAAATCCAATATATTCTTCGCCAGTACTTTTAATTTCATACTCATCTCCTGAAGTATAAAATCCTGTGGACATTTGTGATTTGGGTATATAAATAGACATATTATTTCTTTGTTATGGCTGCTATATCTTTAGGATCAATAGATACTATAATTGAGTTTATTGAAAATGAAACATCTAAAGGAAACATTATTCTACCATTAGGCATTTTTCGAATATAATTAGTATAATCTCCACGTCCTGTATCTACTTCAATTATCGCTCCTTTTTTATATACTAATTGATCTTTAGGTGTTCCTTTTTGATAATCTGAACCAAGTGGATCTTCAACTCTTAATTGAATATTTTTATTAATTTCAATTTTACTATCATCTAAGTATTTTTTTAATAATACTACAGCGAAATCAGCAGTAATAACTTGTGGTACTTGATTAGCTGATTTAGCTACACCTTGTCTAAAACCAACATTAGCATTAGCAAATTGAGCAGGAACGCTAATTTTAGCTGCTGGATTAGCATTATTACCACCACTAGGAGCTCCATTTTTAAATTTATTACCTAAACGTTTTAACATAGCAACTATATTAGCTGTGGGCATAACGTCTGCTTTACCTCCAGTATGAGTCATTCTGTGTGTACATATTCCAGTTACTGATTTAATTTTATTTCCATTCTTTTTTCCACCATATGGTCCACTATTAAATGGGAAAAGTCTTTCAAAATCTTGTTCTGTCTCAAAAGTAAAAGGAATATTATATCTAGTCATAAGACTATCTAATAATGCTTCTAATTCTTTAATCATATCTGGTTTAATAGCTTGGGCGTGACTATAAACACCACAATATTTTTTAGGTTTAAGATTTATATCTACACATAATTCTGTATCACTTTCATTTATAAAATGTTGATCAGCGGCTTTTGGACCATAACCATCCATCCATAAACATCTTTTTTCTTTACACTCTCCTTTTGGCCCGGCAACAAATTTATAACCTCCCCCATAAGAACATATTTCAATTCCTATTTCTTTATCCATCTCATTAGAGGAATTACACACCCCACGAAAATATCTATAATCAAAAGCCTGTTCTATTAGAGTATTCCATTTTGCCCCACTTTGATCAGTATAATTCCTACCCACAATGAATTCACACATAAAACCGCGACCATCAAATGTATTTATAACTCCTCTTCTACTATCACCACCAGCAGTATGATGTAAAAATATACGCTTCACAACATCTTTAGGTCTTATTTTTAATTTCCCTTTGAAGCCCGGAGTATAAGGTATATTATTTGTAATAGATGCTTTTTGAGAGAATATATTTTTTTGTTCAGCAGCTGTTAAAGATTTATTATTAGCATTATAAGAACCCCCACCACCAGCATAAGCATTAGCTGATGGAGCGTTATTAGGAAATTCACCACCCCCATCAGCATTAGCTACAGATGATTCACCAGGTGGAACTTTTGCTGGTGGTTTTGGTGGTGCAGCTATTGTAGTTGATTTAGTTGTTTTTAATCCTGGGTTAGAAGCAACTCCAGAAATTAATTTATCATTATTTGGTATAGATAAACTTTCAATAGATGTAAACCATCCATCTTTATCTATTTTATGACTTATTCCTTTTAATACAAAATCGATATTTTTACTATAATTGCTTGGTAAAAAACTTTGATTAATTTTAAATTTTTCAAAAATTTTCATACCAGATAAACCTATAAAAGTTAAACCTAAATTTAAAGGTATGAAACCAGCTAATGGTGATGCTTTATCACTTTTAGCCGCGGCTATAAAATCACTTTTTAGTATATTATTTTGAATACTAACACAAGAATCAAATAATTCTGGGTCCCAGTTAGCATCATCGTCAGCGAAAAAATTATATAAAGCAGTAAAAATCCCACTACCTTTCTTAGCTGCTGTTAATTGTGATTGAATAAAAGCATCATATATTTTTTTATCTTCTTCAAATTTTTTAGCTGCTTCAGCTTGAGCATCTCCAGTAGTTTTTTTATTACCACCTGGTGCTACTTTTACTGGTACTATTCTATCTTTGAATCCTTTATTTAGTAAAGATGGGGCTGAAGCATCTACAGCACCATCAACTACCCCACCGGCTTGAGCTCCTACTGTTATTTCAGTAGCTAAATTATTAGTTATTTCTGTTTTTAAAGATATACTTTTTATAAAAGATGAGTTACCTGGTGTATATCCATAAATTTCAAATACAGCAGGAGAGGATTGTTTTTCTAATGCTTTTTCAATTCCAGGTATTTTAGCGTTATCTAAAATTTTTAATGTGTTGGTATCTTCATCAACTATAACTTCAAAAGTATTTATACCACCCATAGCTGTAGCTACTTTATCCATTAAACCTTGTAAAAAATCTAATAAAGGTACATTACCTTTATCATCTCTTTTTTCTTTTAATAAAGAAACAATTTGAACAAAACTAATATATATATTCATTAATTTACCACATTCTACAGGAGATGTAGAATAATATGAATCAAGTTTTGGATGTAACTCTCCTAGTCCTTCTACATTTTTACTACCTATAACACATACTCTTGGGTCAGCTGATATTTGCATTTTGTGAGTTAAACAAAAATTTTGATCAGCATCATATGCTATGTTTATTAATGGGGCATTTCGATCTCCTCCTTCAGTTTGATATATTAAAACATTTTTTTCTATAAATTCTAATAACCAACCTAATCTTATAAAATATTGATCTTGATTAGCACACCCATCAAAAGGTATACCTATTATATTAACACCACCATTGGCTGCTTTTGGACCAGGAACTCTATTAGTTAAATCAACAGCTGTTGATTCTCCTCCTTGGATATTTTCTACATCCAGACCTAAAGCTACTACATAATAATTTTCATTAGATGTGTCAGCGTTAACATCATATGTGATACACCTATAAAGATATTCATTTAAATCACTTTGAGCAGATTCAGCAAAAATTAACTGATTAGCATTTTCTTCTGAGTCGCTTTCTACAGCTTCTCCTTCCTCTGATTTTTTTATATTTTCCTCTCTCTTAACTTTATCAGCTGCTTCTCTAATACCTTGTTTCTGACCTTCTGTTAATTTAAGAGGTTCTATTCCTAATTTTCCATATCGAGAACCTACAGATATAGACTCAACTACATCCCCCATACTAACAATACTAAGAGATATTTTATAAGAACCGTCATTTTCAAATGACCAAGAATAATTTTTTATTTTACCAAAAAAAGCATCATAATTTCCTTTAGATAATTTTCTTAAATTTCTAGTTTCATCTAAAACTTTACGTATAGCATTACCTTCATACCCACCACCTAATATTTTATCTTTTAAAGAATAAGTATTAGTTGATCCATCAGGTAAAATATTATGGCCCCATTCTAAAAGTACAGTATAACCTAATCTTAAATATAAAGCATCAATTATATTTAATTGAATAGGATTATAAGCTATAATATTTAAATTTGCTTCTCTTAATGAACCTCTATTTAATGATTTTACATCAACATCTGTTAAATGAGGTAAAGGTGAGTAACCATAAGGATTACCACCACTAGTACCTAATCCATAAGCAGGATTTCCTGAGATACCAGTTACCCCATAAGGTAAATCACCCTTAATTATTGCTCCTCCCTGAAGTATAAAATCTTTGGCTAAAGTACTTCCATTAAATTCTCCAAAACCAGAAGTGTCAGCTCCATCAAGATCAACAGATGATACTAATCTAACAAAAGCTCCGTTATTATTTAAAAACTGTTGATCTTGTATACTTCTTTCAGTTTTTCCATATATTTTTTGTCGAGTGTCTATTTGACTTATAACAAAATCATCAAATACTTCACCAACTAAATTGTGTTTTCCTTGTGTTGCCATTATAACAAATTATTTTCTTGGTAATAACTATTTAATACATCAAATGGATTTCCAGGTATTCTCAATTGGACATTTTTTGGAGGAAATATTGAACCCTGAGAATATTCAGAATTAGCTATAGATATTATCCACCACATTGAAGCATCACCATAATATTGGTTAGCTAAAGTATCATACCTGTCACTATCTGTTGTATATACATAAATATCATTCTCAGTTGGAGGAATATAAGGATATCTAGTAGTCTGGTAATATTGTGTACCAGTTGATGTTTTTAATATTGGAGTTCTTGAATATCTATTTATCATGACCTTATAAATCAGCAGCTTTTATAAATGATCTACCAAATTGAGGAACAAAATTGTATATAGGTGTGAAATCAAATCCACTAACTTTAATAAGATTACTTAATTGTCTATCTCTATCAAATGTACCATCAGCATTTAAACCGATATTATGGGTTGCTTCTTGAGAGAAATAATCTAAACTTAAACCTTTTAAAATACCTACTTGTTCTTTAAAATAACCACCTATACTTAATTTTAATAAATTACCTCTCATAATACCTCCACTACCATAAGTCGGAGCTACAGTTGATGCTAAATAATTTAATTTTTTATACATTGGGGCTACTTCTTCAACAGATTGAGCCGCTACAGTGAAAGATAATGATACAGATCTACCAAACCCACTGTAACGATAAAACTTTTCACCTCTTCCTAAAACTTGTTCTTCATTCCATGAAGCATCATATTTGTCACTAAACGAATCAATAAATGCTCTAAATTGGATGTTATTAGTTTTACCACTATCTGTATCTATAACACCTATATAAAATACACAATAATCATCCTGAATACTAGCATTAATACCTGATGCTGTGATTTTATCTAAAGCCCCCAATCCAAAAATTGGACTATATGTAGTTACTTTTTTATTTCTTCTACCTGGATCTCCTAATTTTACTTTAGTTTCCCTATTAGTTCTAGTATAATCTGTAGTTGTTTGGAGAACATCATTATCTCCTCTATTAAAAAATACTGGATTTGATCTTGCTAATAATCTTCTAAAATCTTGAACACTACTTATACCCCCTCCTTTAAATGGAACAGCATCAAATAATTGTTTAGAAGTGTAAGTGACAGTTTTATTATCATTAATTCTATCAGAATTTTGATTTATATTATTATCTTTATAAACACTTAAAACAAATTTATATGTTCCATTAACATTGAAAGTATTAATTTTTATATTAGAATTAGGTACTAATTTATCAAATGTATCACTTAATCCTAAAACATTAAGGTTATTTGTTCCACCATCAAATAATAAAAATTTAGTAGGTGAATTTTTTCTTCCAGATAAATAAGAACCATTATTAGGTATTGTGACTGTTCTACCAAAAACAGCTCCGGCTATAGCACTAGCACCAAAATAAGTTGTTGTTGAGCCTTGATCATTAATACCTGTACCTAAATTAGAATTTTTTGGAAAACCAAAATCAACTGTACTTTGAATTTTATTAGTTAATCCTAAAGTTGATTTATAATTTCCTGATCTAGGATCACTATCATGAGATGTTGGTTTACCTTGTCCATAACCTGAACCTGATACTAAATTATATGAACCACTGTTATAGGTTAATGTAGAATTATCACTATCCGGTCCATATATTTTAACTTGTTGACCATCAGGACTAAAACCAGTATATTTTGAATCAACTAACGATGATGATTTACTTGCTCCTAATAAATCATTATTGTTTATTGGAGTTGATTCATGATCTGTAGGTAAACCTTGACCATATCCTTTACTATTAATAAATGTCTCTAAAGATGGTTGTTTTGATAAAGTTCCATTATCATCTTCAGGACCAAAAGCTTTAGTTTGTTGACCAACATCATTAAAACCTAATAAATTTTGAGGTATACCTT